AGGGAGGCATATTATCATTCTTTGCTTCTTCTGGATAGAAATGCTCTTCCCAGTCTTTACAAAGAGTCCCCATAGGACCTTTATTCACCTGTGCCAATTCTTTCTCAATCTCAAGTTGCTTCTTGACCTCTTCCTGAACTTTCTTGGCAACATCCTCATTCATAGTGAGGTCATATTCCTCACACATCTTACGCATCAGGTTCTCATCCCCATCAGGATTGAACACTGTGCTCATCGCACCAGCGGCAATAACTTTCTCACAATATCCCATCGTGAGCATCACTTTCTTGAATAACGCAAACACTTGAGTTGATGTCAAGTCATCTACAGGAACTTCAAAAGTAAAGTGTTCTTCTGGAAGAGTATCAGTCTCATACGAAGAGTATGGACTGTGAATGAATTTGGAATCAAACTTGACAGTGAGTTTTGCTTCGTAAGTCATAGTTTAGAAATCCTCTCCATAAGGTGTTCGATTTGTTCTTCCGTGCAACCAGGAATCACATCATTGGCAATGTCCGTATTATAGCATAGGTCTTCACCTTTGAGAACTGCTGCTTCATAGATGGGTTCAGTTTCATCAAGTTGAACAACGGAGATTCCGTATCCATTAGGGAATGACATGTGTGCCCTATGGAATATTTCATCCTCAAATTCTAAATCAGAGAACTTCATTGAATAGTAAAACAATTTGAATGATTATACTATAAAACCCTCCGACAATAAAGTCAAGAGGGTATGTGACAGTTTTAAAATTGGAACCTATGGGTCTGCATTTAAATAGTTACCTCTCCAATCTGCAAATCTTAAGCAATCATCAAGTTTCCATCCCAATTTTCTATTCGCAGAGTTTGCTGTTCTTGGTTTATATACTTTATGTTCTTCTATATCAATAAAAGCGTGAATTTTTGGTTCATCTTCATCATTGAGTTGAAGAATTTTGTAGTATTTTTTTCCACTAGTATCCACAATAAAAGAACCAATGTCTAAATTAGAGTCTAATTCTTTTCTTTTAAACTTAGTTTCAAAAGATTCTCCATTTTCTTCTTGAATTCTATTAAGAATATAATAAGATTCTCTAAAATAATCTTTTGTAAGTTGTATACAAAGAAGTCCTGTTTTTAGAAGGATTTCGTCCATCTATTTTAAAAATTGTAGTATTACTATCTATAAAAATTATCCTCCCCTTTGCTTTAAACTTCTTACAAAATACTCTGTAAAAGTTTCCATTTTATTTGGATGAACTTGTGTAATATTATGTTTGATTGCGTTTTTAATCGCAATCATTTCATTCCACTCTTCATCATTAAGGTTTTCTTTTTTGGGGGGAGTGATGCTCATGTCTTCTCCAAACTGTCAGCATATTCTAACATGTGATTTAGAGAACATTTGAATTTTTAATAATCTCTTTATATTTTTATTTTGTAAACGGACCCCAAAATCCATTGTCCCCATCTACACGACTTTCAAGTTTATCAAGAAGACCATCAAAATTATTAATATGTTCAAGTTCTTGAATTATTTTTGCAATAGAAGAACAAACAAGAGGTCTTTCTTGTCTAGCAGCAAAAGCAAGAGCATTTCGTAGTGATGCTTCTGCTTCTTTTAGAGACTCTTCAACAGATTTAGATAGTGCCATAAAATAATATCATCTAAATTGATTTTACAGTATAGTTCAGACTATTGTCAAGTGAACCATGTGACAATTACATATCTGGTTCCTTGAATTACAGGCATCACTTCATGAGGATACATAAAGTTTGAAGGAAATACTATCGCAGAACCCGTATCCATTCTAATTTGTATTTCTCTATCAAAAAAAGCAAGTTCTCCACCAATAAAATCTTCATTCAATGCAATTGACATCGAAAGTGTTCTTGGAGTTTCCTTATAATTATCGGTATGTTGCGTATAGTATCCACCTTCACTATATCGAAGCAAATCATATCCACTATCAGATTTCAAAAAACAATGAGGAAAATCTTCAACATATTTTTTTGCAGCAATTGCCGATTTTTCAAAGATTAAATCATCAATTAATTTTCTTTTTTCTAAATTATTTTTTATAATAGACCCAATTGAAATATTAATAATATCACAATTTCTTACATCTTTATCAAGTCGCCCTTCATCACCAACTCTTGTTGAAGTCCAATCATTACAGTTTTTATATTCACTCAAAATAAGTTCACATTCATCTTTTGATAGAATATTATTATATACTTTAATATAATCAGATAAGGGATTTACACTTTTTAAAACTTTTGGAGATTCTACTTTTTTTCTTTTAATCTTATCATCCTTTACTTTATTATTTTTATTAAAATACTTACTAAAGTATGGTCCTCTACTTCTCACATAATGCAAAAATACTTGATTACAGTATTCACCAGTAAACTTCTCTCTCCAGTGAGTTGCTGTCATTCCAAGAAAAATCAAAGCATCGCCTGGATTCAATAAAACTTCAACACTTTTATTCTTTTTATTTTGATTGTCTGGTGTTTCAATCCAAATAGGCCATACTTTATCACAATCCAAATTTATTGTAAGAGATATCTCACATTCTTCTTTATCTACATGTGGGTCAAGAGTGTTACCTTTTTGATATATTCTTGCATACGAATATGTTGGTAAAACTGTTTCACCGACTATTTGTGATACACTATTTGTTTTTTCGCACAAAAGTTCTATAAAAGAAATATAATCATATTTGCATTTACAATTAGGAACCTGAGGGTCATCCTCCAGTTCATAAATTTCAGAGTATTCTTTAAAGTCTTTTGCTAATTCTTTTGCTCTTTCTGATGATATAAAATTTGGAAGAATGATGTAATTTTTTTCAATCAATTCATGATTCATTTGTTGTCGGGAACCTCCGCATCAGGCACTTCTTCAGAATTTTCTTCTTTTTCAATTAATTCTTCAATCTCATTTACAACTTGTTCTGTTGGATCTTCATCAAACAGAAGTTCTAAATTAAACTCGCTATCTAAAACACTTAAGTCAATATCAGAGAAACTTTTGATTTCATCTTTTTTAATTGCTTCTTCATCTTTTATTGAACTATAATCATCTAAAGCATCAACTAAAGAATCATCAGAGAATTCTGTTTCTTCCGAAAAATGAGATTCATCAACAACATCATCAAAAAGAGATGGGTCTACGTTACCATCAAAAATTGTAAAGTTATTGTATCCAGTCTCTGCTTGGAATGCATCTTTACTTTCTTCAATATTGTCTTGAATAATATCTGTAGCATAAAAGAAGTTTTCATGCGCTTCTGCAACATGTTCATGAATCTTTTTAATTTGTTGGTCATGTTCTTCTTCTATCATGCGAAGACTTTCTGTATGCTGATTATGTAATTTTTCGATCTGATTCTCATATTCTTCTTTAATCTTCATTGCAAGATTAACAGAAATATGATCTCTATTCATCTCTTCTAGAGTTTCTGTATGCTGATTATGTAATTTTTCGATCTGATTCTCATATTCTTCTTTAATCTTCATTACAAGATTAACAGAAATATGATCTTTATTCATCTCTTCTAGAGTTTCAACATGTCGGTTTTGCATCTCTTCCATTTGCTCTTCCAACTCTTTCATAGCTTCTTGCCATGAAATTGCATGTTGCTTCTCCAATTCTTCTTGAGTGGAACGTAATTCCATTTGACGATTATGTTCTTTTTCAAAATGGGAGATGTACTTATCAAAATCTCCACGAACACATTTTTTATTTGGAATAGGTGTATTGTATTCTATCCAACCATCACCCTCTAAAGTACCATCATCTTTCCATTGTATTGCCCACAACCCTTCAATTTCAGGGGAAATCCAATTATCTTCTTCAAAAAAGATACCAGTTTCATCAATTCTAATATATCTGTCTTCTTCGATTAAAGTAAACCTTTTCATTCTTCAGTTACCTCTTCTAGTTTTGCATTTAGAATTTTACTTTCTCTCGATTGTTGAAGCATTTGAGCAGCGGCAGATAAAACATTGATGTTTGATTCATTTGCCTTTACCATCTCATTCCTAAAAGATTCTACTGCTGCACCAGTAGATCTTTGTTGTTGAGAATTTTCAATCATCAACATTGGCATCCATGTAACTGCACATCCCCACTCATCAACTTCTTCTCCAGTATTTGGATTCATTCCTCTAATTTGAGTGTACCATGAACATTCAAGACCTTTACATTCATCTTGAATCAGGGGACAAAAATTTCCAGGTTTAATCTTAGCCATAATCAAATCAAATCTTTGAGAGTATTATAACATATTTAGTCTAAACTGCAAATGATGACATCAACATAAGTTACTGCCAAATTTGGATTAGATATAAAAGACTGATTAAGAGTCACAGTTCCACTAAATGGATGATTGTGAGACCCTCCACCAGAAGATTCTATCATTCCTCCAGTAGCAGTACTACCTTGTCTAAGTCTTGCACCAGCATTACTAAAGGGTGTAGAACCTCTTCCTTCAATTTGACCAATCGGAGTTGGGTGAGTATGGTCTGGAATTTGGTTTAAAGTTAAAGTATGATTTCCAATATTACTTGCAGTTCCAGGAACAACACTAATTCCAGAAGATACATTGAATGGAGTAGTTAAATTATTAGTAGATGAAAGACAAGATGTAAAATTAGTAGTACCTCCAGATCCACCACCTGTTCCACTTATAACTCTTAGTCCTTTATTGTTATGAGTTATAGATTTTGTCCACCCAACAGGAGCAGATGCTTGAAAAAATATTTTTGTTGTACCTGGAGGATACATCCAATAAAAACTATTAATCGAATTATTTGTATCCGCCAAATCAAATAATATACCAGCAGAAGTTAGTCTTGCCATATCAAGTAAAAGAGCAAAGGATAACGTCTATATACTGGAGTCTCAAATCTATAGAACCAGTTCCAGTAGTGTTAAAAGTAGCTTGACCACTAAATGGGTGATCATGAGAAGCTCCAGTTCCTTGAGGTGAATTTACTCCACCTGTAGAAATTGTACCAGTAGTTCTAAAAGATGTTCCACCAGAAGATGCATTCGCAGATCCTCCAGTTAAAGAATTGTGAGTATGATTTGGAATTTCGGATACTGCCAATGTATGACCACCAACTGTTCCAGAGACTGGAACAGTCGTTGAAATTGGTACTGAAACAGACTTTTGAGAACTGGGAAATACAGTAGTAAAAGATACTCCACCTGCTCCAGAAATTCCACCATAACCAAATCCACCACCAGTTCCATTTACAACTCGAAGTGCTTTATCGTTATGTGCTGTTACTTTTGTCCAACCTGTCGGTGCTGCTGCTTGATAGAAAACAGAAACTGTGTTTTGTTCTAAAACAGAATACTTTGAAGATATTGATGTTCCATCACTAAACGTTACACCTGTAGCGGTTAATACTGCTGCCATTTTGTAATGTTAATCCTTTATATTTACTTATTTATTCTATGAATTTTTGATCCAAAATCCATCTGCGGTCATTTCCCAACCGTTTGCAATCATTTCATCATAAGTCAAAGATTTATTCCCTTTTACAACTTTAAAAGTACCATCACCATTATTAATCCAATCTACTGTATCTCCTTCTTCTAATTTTGCTTCTTCAAGAAGGTCTTCTGGTAGATTAATAAAAAGTTCCCCGTCTTCATTTTTTTGAACAGGAAGAATCCATTTTACAACTTTATCTTTTTCATATCCTTCTACAATTTTTTTATAGTGTTCTTGTGTCCACCCATCATTGTATGCAGAAGTTGCATGGATTTTAGCACTCATATAACTCATAAAATCCCTCTCTCTTATTGTTTTACCTCCGTCAGGAGACTCATAGATTTTTTTCATTTTTCTAAACTAAAGTTTCTTAGTGATTTATCAAAAGTATCCATTTTATTTTTTTGTTCAATAGAATCAATTCTATTATCTAACTCATAAAGATAATTACTAGTTCCAATGTTTTCTTTTTCAAGATATTCAACTCTTGCTTCCAATTTTGCAATCATGTCCAATAAAGATGCATGAGTATTTGTATGCTCATCGGAGCAAATCATATATCTTTTTTTCTTTTTCTTCCCAAAAACTAAATTAATAATTTTGTTAATCATAGTACTCCTACAAGTTTAAGATAATTTCTATACCTCATAAATCTACCCAATGATGGTTGATTAGGAATAGGACCTAAGCTTTTGCAACACTCACAATAAGATAACCACTCATACCATGGTGTTGTTGGATCAAGAACATGATATTGATTATCTGTAGATGAATGGGTCACGATTTCTACTCCTAATTTTTTCTACATAATCTCTTACT